TCCTTTGTTTCCCCCTTGCGTCATACGCCACTCAGAGCGTATACGTTCCTCCAAAACCACAAGGAGTCATATCCCATGGAAAAATCACAGGTAATCGAGAAGACACACAAGCGGTACAACTGGCCAGCCTGATCTGGGACCTGAGTGTGTCTATGCAGATATCCAGATCCTGCAGCGACGTCTTTTTGAAGAAACGCTTTTTGACCCGGATGACCAGGGCGAGCAAATCGAGCATGGTATGCCTGATCTCTGCAGAAAGCACATGACGTTCAGATTTTGGAAACCGGCGTAAAGCAACGTATCCGTACCGGATCATGTCTTCGCAGCGCTGCTGGATGATGAATTCCTGATTTTTGGTCATATGCGGTAAAACGGCGGCTATCGCCGCCATAAACAGGTTGCAGGGTGCAGAACTCAGTTTGCAAACGCGGGGAAAAACCCGATGTTGCTGTACGAAACCGACCGTTCGAGGCTCAGACTCAGCGAGCCGAGCCCGACGTCCGCGCCGTGGCACCAAACGCCGCCGCGTCGCGGGAGACGCTCACCGTCGTCGTTAATATAGAGCCGCCCCTGCAGGGCGGTTTCGGTCACGGGTGCAACACACAATCGTTTGATGAGTTTGAGATTGTCCGCGTCGAGACCGGAGCCTATTGCTGTATTCACCCACGTATCGCTGCTGTTATATGTCGGGTTTGATACCGACGTTGCCAGGTCCTGGCCGTCAAAATAGATGCCTGTCGATATCCATGCGGATTCAGCCGCGTCGTAATCGTTATCCGCCGTTGTCAGGATTTGCCCATCGACAATCTTGAGCAGGTCCATCCACTTCCAGACATTCCCGACAATATCCGCAATGCCGGAGATGTGGTTGTTGTGCCGCCACGACGCGGGTCCCGAACCATTGAGCGTGCGGGCCGTGCCGGACGACACCCCGGGGGACTCTCCGTCCTGACGGCGACCGAACTCGTAATGTGCGTCATGGGCACGGCCGTAATCGCTGTTTCCACGAGGCTCAAACCCGTTGGCTTTGCACCAGAGGGCGATGGCCGCCCACTCGTGCATAGTCATGAGGTGAAAGCCCGGGCCGTTTGCTTCGGCATAGGTTCGGGACTGATCAAATGTCACAGACGTTGTTGGGTCCATGCCGGGCAGGGACAACGCGTAGCCGTCCTTGACCACGGCAGGATATGCCCCGATGAATATCTCGTCCTTTTCGACACCGCCGATACTGAACGCCGTGCATACTCCCGTACCCAGAACGGAATCGAGTCCCAGATCCTCGTACCGGAATTTCGGCAGCACAAAATAGTACCCTGGCAGCCCGGCCGCATTGTACAGGACGGTCTGATGGCCGCCGGTCGCGGCCTCAACGGATTGCCGCAGGCCGTCTTTCATTGAAAAAATAAAACTCATGTCGTCTCCTTATTGTTGCGAAAGATCCCACAGCCGGATCTCTGTATCGTCCAGGTTGTCGATACACTGCAGTACCGAGCCGCCGTCCGGATCGGATTCTGCGGCGGGAAGCTCCTCAAAAACGGGGGCAGGCGGGGTGATATTTGCGACATACGCACCGCCCAGCCCCACGGCGAGCCTGCCGCCAAATAACGACACGTCCACTGCTCCCGGACCGGACTGGATGGCCTGCAGGTCGATCTCCACGGACTGGTCCAGGGCGGTCACCGTCAGGCGGCCGTCAGACATCTCGACGGCGGCGTACTCTCCGCCGTTGCCCATCTCTACAATATTCATTGCTGTTACCTCGCTGACAATGCGTACAGTTTCCACACAACATCTCCGCCGCCGGATCCGGTCACGCGCAGCTTGAACCCGTTGACGGCCCTATCGTATACAACGGCCTCGCCCATACCGGCAGGGTCAGACGTCATGCACACCACAACATACTCGGCATGGGGCAACGACGCGTCCAGTGAAACCGATGCAAAATCCGTCCTGAAATCCTGATCGGATGCAGCTGCAAACGTCACAACGCCCTCCTGGGCATACACATCCCTGACCAAACGTGCATCCTGGGCGACGGTGCCGATGGCTGACAGCGCAGCATGCCCGGCCATCATGGCCTCGAGGATCCAGTCCGTATCCAACCGTTTGTCGGATCCGGAGATGGGCACGGTGTTGGCGGACGACGTCTGGGCGGCCGCCACTCCTGACAGATTGACATGCGTATGGTGGAGATACTGGGACTCGAGGCTCTCGATTTCTGCCAGCAGGGACGCCTGCCCCTTTCTGGCCGTCTCCACCTCGTCGATGATACCGTACAGGATGTTGATCTGGTTGATAGCCGCGTTCATCTGGTCGACAATGGAGTTCAGCTCGGTCCGCAGGCCGGGAAACGCCCCGAGAAACGAGTCGGCCTGCTCGTCAAAGTTTGTCGGGTCCGACCTGGACGGAGGGGTCGGGATCTCTGACAGCTGTTGCGTAATGGTGGTACTCATTGGGCCTCCCTATATGAGTCCTTCAATTTCAATGGAGCATTCGGATGTCACCGCGTTTTGCAGCTCAATATCGAATTCTCGATAAAATCCATAGACCAACATCGACTCAAACCGCTGTTCGTCCCTATCGTCGCCCACGTAGACGATAGGCGTTCCGCGCAGCCCGGTCAGCATGCGGTTGACCGGGTCAACGGCTCGGGTCGACAGTTCCAGCGTCAGCGTGGCACGTTTCGCGGAATTGCCCTGGGCGAGATAGGTGTACCCATTCTCGTTGGTATCCTTCCTGGAGTAGTCGAGGATGCCTATCCCGGCGCCGAACACGGTCGATCCGATATACCGCGACCGTCCGACGATACACTGCCCGACACGGACCGTATCCCCGGAGGCGGCCGATATGGTCACGTCCAGCCGGGACGATGCGCCCACGGGGAGCCTACGGTATATGTCTTCGCGGTGGAAAATCGGGCCGAAAAAATAATCCATCCACGACACGGACGTCGACATGAGCAGATCCACATCCTCGTCGTAAATCAATACGTCGTCCTCACCGGATGTGTCATACATGGCGATCGAAATTTCCGTGGCCTCCAGGCCGAAAAACGCCAGCGCGTCGCACCTGGACGAATCAACGGATATTGAAATGGACGTCGTCGCTTCCGTCTGGGTCATAACATAGGCGTCGAACATGGCCCACGGGTTTGTTGCGCCCACGGACATCCAGGCGCTGAGTGAATCCGGGGGGTTGTTGCCGGTATTGTTGTCGACCAGGGATTCATAAATGACGTTTCCGGCGGCAACCCTGTCACCCGAGGCGTAGGTTGCCGCCGCGGAATACGCATCTGTCGGGTCCGTCGCCGTCGTCGATAACAGGCTTGTGTCGTCAATGCTGGTGGGCTCAATGTATCGCATAGTCTATTCCCTCGCCTCGGGCATGCCGGCGACATCCCACCGTTCCAACTGGCGGGCTGTTTTTTTGACAAACTGGCCATTTTTGGCGCTATCTTTGCGCATTGCTGCGACCTCGGCCCGGAGTGCCCGCAGTTCCCTGGTCAGGTCGCCGTAATCGAGCCCAAGGCCCTGGGTGAACGCGCCCACGCCTTTGGGCGTCAGCGGAACTGCAGCCTCGGGGTTTCCGGCCTCGGCGATCCATGTCTTTGCAGGTCCGGAAAAAATGTTGCCCTCTGCGGAATAGTAGGTGTTCCCGCTGTCGAACGACCACGATCTGCCCGATGGATACCAGGAGTTTTTGCTTCTCGGGGTCGAGCCTTGATTGAAATATCCATAAGATAATTTATCGTCGCCCCTCTCGTTATACTCGCGCCAGCCGCCGTCCCCGATTACGATCATCCGCACGCCTTCCGGGGTGTTCCATATCTCGACATATTCCTCGACGCCCCACGCGTCGTACTCGTGTCTGCTGCTGGTCATGGTCGCGACGACCGTGCCGCCGCCGCCGATATCTCCGGAGCCGCCCGTGCCCGATCCTGACGAGGCAATGGTCTCGAGAGATGCTACCATCTGATCGAAGGCGTCCCGGATAGATCCAAAGTTGATGGACGCGCTGTCCGCCATGGACGTCATGTTGCCCGCTGCGTCTGTTATGGGCTGATAGGTCCCCTGGATATCACCCCCTGCCTGGCTCGCCGCTGCCGATGCGTTGGCAAGCGACGTTTTGAGGATGTTGACGGCATCCGGGGCGGATATCCCCATCATCTCTGCCAGGGATGCCAGCTGGGTCTCGAGCTCGTCGGTCCCGAGATTGCTCGCCAGCCCGGCCCAGTTATAGTCGACCAAGTCGGCCCACTGGATGCTCTCGGGGGTCCAGTTCGGATCCAAGGCATCCAGGCGCAACGCATCCCCGAACAGGGATAGGGAGACGCTGTCCCATGTCCCCTGGGAAACGACATCCCCCCAGAGAGACAGTTCGTCGGCGGTCCAGGTGCCCTTGGAAACGATATTGCCCCACAGCGTGAGCTGCTCGGCGCTCCAGGTCCCCTTGGTCACGATGTCCGACCACAGTGTCAGGGTTTCGGCAGTCCAGGTGCCCTGATCGACGATGTCGCCCCACAGATGGAGGATGTCCGCGTCCCATGTGCCCTGGGAAACGACATCCCCCCAGAGAGACAGTTCGTCGGCGGTCCAGGTGCCCTTGGAAACGATATCCGACCAAAGCGCCAATTCCAGGGCCGACCAGTCCCCCTGCGCCACGACCTCATTCCACAGATCGACCTGATACGGAGACCAGTCGTCGGCTCGCTCGAATACATCCTCGATGTGGGCCTGTATCTGGCTGTTCGGTGCGATTTCAAACAGGTCGCCTGCGGCAAGTTGTGCCCGGATGACTCCGATCCCGACATCGGCCTCGAGGCCGTGCAGGTCGGCGAGAGTGCGGGCGAGGACCTCGTTCTGTGTCCTGCCGAAATACTGCATCTGATCCACATAGTCCGGCACGAACGCCAGGTATTCCCGCACTGCCGCTGAGAGTTCGTCGGCGCCCAGATCATCGGCCATGGCCCCCGCCAGCAGGGATGCATACTCCCTGGCATAATAGGCGGCCCCGTTGCCTGTTGCTGTGAGATACCCGGCCTCGAGATCCGATATTGTCGTTCCCACGGATCCGATCACGGTCTCCAGGGTCGATGCGGTCCTGCGCTGGGCATCGACCTCGTCTTCCTGGAGATCCTCGATGTTCTTGAGCAGATCGAACTGGTCCTGATACAGCTCGAGAGCGGCTTCCTGGTAATCGGATCTGGTCGTGTCGAGCTCGGCAATCTCGGTCTGCACCCGCCCCAGTTCGGCCATGTACTCCGACGTGCCCCAGCCTGCCCGGTCCTGTGAAAGCATGTACGAATCGATGGAGTTTATCAGAGATGTGAATCCGGCATCCGATGCATACGCCTCGATGGTCGTCGAGGTGGGTCCGGAAGACCCGCTCGTGCCCGAGCCGGATCCGTAGCTGAGATTCTGCACATCCGACTGCGCCCGCGCCCACGCCTCCGCCTCGGCCACGGCCCTGCTGTATCCGGACCCGGACCCATAGGCGAACGACTGCGACGCGCCCGATGGCGCAGTGGCGACGATATAGCCGCTCGAGGATCCTGAGTTGCCGAACCCGTAATCGGTATCCGTCGAGATGGAGGATGCATACTCACGCACCTGGGCAGCGTCGGACCATGCGTCCGCCACGGACTGTGCGGCCTCGCGTTCCAGCTGGGTTCGCCGGTCGAGCAGGTCGGACACTGTATCCAGACGCCCTGATTCCACGTCATCGAGATCACCGGCAAGCTGGTGGGCGATGTCGGTTATTTCTTCGGCGGCGGCATCGTTTGTCGTGACGATCTGGGAGGCTGCCTGTTCGGCCGCCGGGGGGAGGGTTGCGATGTCTGTCTTGATGCCGTTGGTGGCCGCAAACATCGAGGTCCTGGCGGCGACGGCCATCGAGTCGAGGTGCTTTCGGATGTCCGCAAATCGCTCGTTCGTGCCGGAGATGGAATCCGACAGGCGGTTGAAATCCTGATCTAGTTCGGCAATCTTGGCCCGATTACCTTCGATGATTGCGGCTACGTCGTAGCCGAACAGACTGAGGATCTCGGACATGCCTGGTATCTGGGTGTACAGCGAGTACACCCTGTTGATCCCACTATAGTAATACTGCTGTAAGGCGTTCCAGATCCCTTGCCAGCCCTTGATCGTTAAAAAGAATCCCTGCGCCGCCCACGTCATCACCTCGAACGATTCAACGACCACCACGGACGTGTCGTGCGCCCATCCGGCCAACTGGATCTGGCCGTCCACGGTATTCAGGTAGTCGACAAAATCAGACAGCCCGGCCTTCATGACCTGGAACGGGCCGGACTCCATCATCATACGCTCGAATTCCGTGGCCTGGGATCCGATATTGGTCCATAGGCCCGACCAGGTATCCTGGATCCTCTGAGATTGCCCGGCATACCGTTCGGACATCCCCTTGAGCAGGGCCTCGATAGCCTTGTCGGCGTCGATGGATTCGTTGCCGATATTGCCCACCTGGGCGGCTGTCAGCCCCATCTGTCGCTGAAGGATTTCGTAGGCCGGGATGCCGCGTTCGGCCAGCTGCATGAGCTCTTCGGCACTCACCTTGCCCTTGGCATGGATCTGACCCAGGGCGCGGGCGATGCCGTCAAAGGCATCCACTCCGCCACCGAGAGCGGAGGATGCGTCGACCAACGTGGTCATGTCGGCGATGGTCGGCTGCAACCCCATGGAGCGGAGTGTCCGGTATCCGTTGACTGCCTGCTGGGTGTCCATGGGCATGTTCTTTGCCCACTGGTTCAGGGCGTCCAGCGTCTCCTGCCCGTGACCCTTGGTCAGCGTATCCAGGGAGACCCCGAGCAGTTCAAACGATGATGCGGTCTCGGTCACATGGCGAGCGATCTGCAGGCCGCCATAAGCGAGCACGAGGGATTTGACCTGGCTCACCGTCGACGCCGTGGATGCCGACAGATCCCGCATCCCTTTGGCCGACGCCTTGGAGTCCTTCTCGAGCGTCCCGAGCTTCTTGTTCAGCCGCCCGACAGCCTGTTCCGCATCGCGTCCGTCCGCTGATATGGTGATTTTGACCCTATTTTCCGCCATTCGTCGGCATCCTCAATATGGCCTCGAGTCGGCCCATGTCTTCCCACGTTTCCAGGTCCAGGTCGTCGATGCCGAGCGGGCATCCCCCCCTGGACAAATTCGTCAGCCACAACAGGTGATCGAGCCAGACGCTGGGGCGAATATTCTTGCACGGACATTTATCGCACAATGCCTCGAACCACGGACCATTCGCCTTCTTGCACTCCGCACGTTTTTCCGGCGTGCATCGTTCGCGATACCGCCTGACTAGCTCGCTAAAGGGGCGTCCAGTTCTTCCACCTCCACGGACATCTCGCCCAGATTGTCGGGCATGCGGATAGCCTGAGCGCCCTCAAACACGATGCGGCCGACCTCGGCCAGCAGCTCGGGTGCGCCCTGTGCCAGGACATCCTTCCAGGTCTCGCAAAAGTCGGCATCGTCCGCGTCACACGATATCGGTTTCCCGCCGACGCAGAACGTGCCCTTCTTGAAACTCGTCAAAACCTTGAGCCCGTATTTAACGCGCTGGGTTTCCGTGCAGTTGATCACCTTGTTGTCCTCGCGCCTCCATAATCCCGCGCGATACGCCACCCGCTCGCTGGTCGTGGGCATGCGGTGTTCGAACTCATGGATGGATCCCCCCAGTTCATCCTTTACTTCAATAAGACTCCGTGTCGGCGTCAGTTCTCGCATAGTGATTCTCCGTCGATCGGGTCGCAGCGTTCGATAATACCCCGTTCGCTGCGACCCGGCATGTATTGCTGGTTATGAGTAGGCAATGGATATTTCGTTGTCCGATGATCCGGTCAGTACGAACGAAAGATCGTAGGTACGGATGCCGTCCCTGTCGCCGTACGACGGCGTGGTGTACTGGACGGCCGGGCACGAGATGTTGATCGTGTTGCCGTCGGCCGTGCCGATGCCGACAGACAGTGCGGCCTTGGTTCCTGCCGACCATGCGGACCAGGGGTCGAACTCGGAGAATACCGTGGCCTCGGGGTCGAGAGAGCCGGACGGCGAGCGCCCAGAAATGACAAACCCGAGCACGGAGTCGGCAGCGCGAAGGTCTTTGCGTGCCGCAACCTTGTTGCCGAGTGAAAGAGAGAGCGCCGTCGCTATGGGCGAATACCCGCCGATCGTCAGGGTCAATCCGTTAATGACAGGAGGATCGAGTTCGAGCAGTGTCGGGGCCGGAAGCTCGGCGTCGACAGGGTCGACCCACACCCCCTGCATGGAAAACTTGATCTGACCGGTCTTCCCTTCCTGCAGGTCCATCGACCAGTCGCCCTTGCAGTCCAGCGCCTTGTGCAATCGGCCGTCATCGTACCAATAGATCGTGCATGGCGTATGATTGGCGGGAGCGCTGTCCGGCGTATATGTGAACACGCCGGTGTCGTCACCGCGAGTCATGCCGCATGCCCTGTACAGCGGGTCGATCTCGGGAAACGTCGCGACCTCGGATGACAGCCCCCCACCGCGCAGCTCCACGGCAAGATCGAACTTGACTGTTTTGCCGGTCACGGTGTTGCCGATAGGCGTCAGGGTGTCCCGGATCAGGTCCCGGGTCTGCTCATCGCCGGACGGCGAAATGTTGCTCGACGTAAGGCACCATATTGCGTTTGCTTCGGGTGTCGGCGATGCGTCGACATTGGCCTCTGTCTGAGATTTCACCAGGATTACCCGGCGTCGTGTGAGTAGTGGCATGATCAGTTCTCCATGGTCTGTTAATAGATTGTGTGGTCTCTGACCGAGACGTCCACGGTCCAGACCGCTCGATATGTGTTGCCGCCGGAGGCATCAGGCATCCCGTCCGACGGCGCCCATAGTATATGGTTATCGTGAAAATATTTGATGGCCGCGTGCTCCATCAGGACTGCCAGGTCGTTGACCCACTCGACGCCGTGACGAATATGGACATTGCTCGTGGTCGTAGTCGATGCGGTGTGCAGCACCGCGCCGAGCTGGACTTGGTGGACCGTGCATCGGGTATCGAGATTCCGCCGGCGCTTGCCTGTCGCGATCTCGATGATCGGCCCGTCCTCGGGGTGGGGCGGGTGATCGTAGTCGATGCCGATATGGACCTGGTGGAAGGCACCCTCCCCATAGTGGTCGCCGACCCACTCGGCGATGTCGGCATCGGATCCGATGGCGGTTGCCAGGCCGGAGATGATCGAATTCAGTGTCGGATTACTCAAATTTCACCCCGTATCGTTCCAATGCGCCGATAAATTTGTCCTCGTATCTCATTTCAATGGCCATTTTGTTGGCCTCATAGACCGGCTTCACCCAGGGTCTGGCTCGGCGATAGAGCCACATGGTCGATTTTTTAAGCGGGAATCCGCAGGCAAAAAACATCCTCCGCATCTTCGGCGTAACGCGGATCCCTGCAGGGACCGCCATGGACGAGATCATTCCCGCTACTGACCGTGCGCCCCCGATAAACCCTATCTCCACAGTCTCCCCGTTGACAGCATACCTGGGCGCGTTGACCAACCTGCCCATGGGGCTAAGGACGCGTGACTCCCGGGACTTGACCATCCCCTTGTACTTGCCGGACTTCCAGCGCTTTGTGTCCAGACGTGCATATTTGCCCCTTCGCGCCAATATCTTTGTGTGCGGGTTCAGCCTCCCCCAATGCCTGCCGGACCCGGATCGTCCATACGCCTTGAGCTCCTGCTGGAGATACCATCCGCACGATTTCAACGCGGACTGACTGGCCTTCTTGCCTGTCGCGCCGGTAATCTTTTTGAGATCCGTAACAACAGCATCAATGCCGTCTTCCTTGAGCTCTATGTGCATTATATCTGCCCCGCATATTCCCGGACCAATACAAGCTGGTGCTCATACCCATCCGACCGATCCACATCGTCGACCAGCCAGAGATTCCCGCTATACACCAGCGTGTCCGACCCCTTGGTGATCGATGCAACATCCCCGATCCTCACCCGGCACTCTGCAGTTTCCCTGACAAACTCCCCGGCGTCCTGCAGTCCGAGCTCGCGGAAATTACACACAGATACATCGGACCCGTTGTACGTTGCATCCTCGCCGATCTCGGCATAGATGGCATCGATGTCGGATTTGATCGTCGCGTCCATCATCCCCTCTCCATATCCTCTTGGCACTCGATGCACAGTCGCACTCCGGGCACGGCCTGCCTACGGGCCTCTGGGATGGGCTCCCCGCATATCTCGCAATGGGTCAGGCTGGCCCCGGCAACCTCGGCCGCCTCGTGTGCGGCAGCAAGGCAGTCCTGCAGGTAGCCCATCTCGGATATGTATGCGCAGTCGGCGATGTCGGCCATCACCTGTACCCCTGTTCCAGCTTGAGAATGTACGCGCCCAGCCTGATCGTATT